CCGCCACCCCAAGCTATAACTAATAGCTGGTCATAATCCCTATCAAATGTAACTGTTTGAGTAGTACCAGTTTTAATAAGCTGATAAGCATTAGGTGTGCCACTAAAAGGGATAACTGTATCTGCACCTACCTTCAACCCTAATTTCTTACTCGTAGCGTCATACGCAAGTCCAGTAACAGCATTGTATGTACTCTGCGTAAAACCTTTTACAGCATCAAGAATATCACTCTGTAAGTCATCAACATCTTTAACAAGACCACTAGAGCTATCACCAACAACAGCATTAAGTGCACTTACATCGCTAACGGCCTGTGTAGCATCTGCACTAGCCTGTGTAGCAGTAGCACTAGCACTAGTAGCCGTACTCAACGCTTGCGTAGCCTTACTATCAGCATTGACAACCTTAGTATTAACTTCATTAACACCACCACTAAGTGTCTGTGCTGTAGTATTCAGCGTATCACTACCATTCTGACTTTCCAGCGCTGTAACTCTATTCCCAACACTAGCAAGTCCACTCTCGTCAGCAGTAATCGTTTGATGAATATTAGTCAAATCCGCTTCATTAGCACTAACCCTATTAGTCAAAGCTGATAACGCCGATTCGTCAGTCGCAATCTTGCTATCGTACTCGACATTCTTAGCTTTCAAAGCCACGATATCGGTTTTATTGGTAGAAACTCTACCTTCCAACGTATCAAGATCGCTATCAAGCGTATTGACTTTCGTAGTCAACGTAGCAACATCATCAACAGCACTTTGTGCAAGAGTTTCAGCATCACTAATCCTCTGTTCCCAGCCACTAACTTGCGCAATCTCTTGATGAAGCGTCAGATTATCAGCTTCCAGTGCATCAATATCACTCTCCGCACTAGCAACTCTACTAGTAACAGCACTCAGATTACTAGCCTGTGCATTAACGCTAGTCTGTAAGTTCGCAATATTCTCCGTATTGATCGCGACTTGTCTTACAACTTCCAGCTGTGAAGTAGGGTCAAGCTCTGCAAGTCCCTGTTTCAAATCTTCAATATCCGCTGTATTTATTGCAACTTGCCCCGAAAGAATAGTTATATCATGTGCGTTACCAGCGATATTACCTTCGTCCCTTGTAAGTCTTTCACCAAGAGCTGTGATATCATTAGCATTCTTAGTAATCCTAACATCATACGCACTAAGGGTTTCTCTAACTTCTGCACAGCAAGCTTCAAGAGTAGCAATTCGGTTCTCATGGTTAGTCAGCTGTCCAGCGTGCTCTACCAGTGTACTTTCAGCTGTAGCAACCCTGTCAATAAGTTCGTGAAGTTCAGTTCTAAGAATGTCAATATTAGTAGTATTAGCGTTTACCTTATTCTCCAACGCATTGACTCTTTCGGTCAAATCATCAATGTTTTGCGTTGAAACAGTGGCAATGACAGCTTCAATACTAACCAGTCTGTTACCATAATTCAGTAACGTTGTATTGACATCTTCACAGCAACCTTCCAAGGTTGTGACTCTTCCGTCAAAGCTATTAACAATGACTTCAAAGTCATCAACCTTAGTTATAACAGTATCTTCCAGTGTATCAAAAGCAGTATCAATCTTCTGCATATCACTGTTATAATACTCAAAGATTGCTGGCTTAATAGAACTACCACGAAATTGTGTTAAGTTTAAATTGCTTGTATGTTCTATTATAGCCATATTATATTACTCCCTTTTTATTTTACATAAACGTCAAACTTGGTTACATTAGAACGGAATGTACCTTCTGATACACCACCGGACGAACCTGTTCCTGTCAAAGTAAGTACACCATTAGCGTATGAACTTACGACAGGTGAATAAGACTTATTGACTGTATTTACTGTACTACTATAAACACTAATACTCTTTGGAATTACAATAAAGTCATCAACAGTGTAATCATTATAGTCGGGAAGGTCACTTTTAAGGTCAATAGTTGTTGTACCATACGCTGTATTGTTATAAGTACCAACCAGTGTAATATCACTTTTACCTTCTGCACCACCGACTTTTGTTACGAATAAAGCCATAATTTCACCACCCTTCTATTAGACAACATTCTGTATTCTTGCACCGACTGTAATATCCTCTGCCTGTGCTTCATATGTGAATGTCATGCTGGTTGCTGTGTAGGTTACAGCTGTAGGTGATAGACCATATACGCTACAAACTGGTGTAAGAATAGTTGTTGCACCAATGGTCTGATTAACAAAATTAACAGTAGCAGTTGTTTGACCAGCAGTAAGTGTAGTTGTCTGTAACTCACCTACAAGATTGTGTCCTTCTGTATCAAGTTCCTTGATAGCGCCTTCTACGTTATCAGAAGAAAGATGTGTACCAGTAGGGTCAAATACAACATCTTCTGCAAGTACAGAACCACCAGCTGGTATCTTGCTAAGCACTTCATTGATAGCGTCAACACAGTTCTGCGCAGCAGTATCAAGATTACCTATACCAACCTTATTAGTCAGTGTCTGAAGAGCTGTCTGTGAAGCTTTTCCAGCAACTTCAGTCTGAAGACCAGCAACAGATGTTCCAAGATTACTGATATTAGTAGTAGCTGTAGCCATCTGTGCCTGTAATGTATCTACATCTGTTTCACTAGCGATAACTCTAGTATCAAGAGCATCTTCACTAGCTTTCAGCTCATTGATAGCACCAGTAACAGTCTGTGAAGCTGTGTCAAGAGTTTCAGAACCAAGAAGATTCTTAACATCTGTGATATCAGTAACAACACCAGCTGTACCCTGTGCAACTTCGTAAAGCTTGTTATCAATTGCTGTATTGCAATCATTAAAATCTGTAAGTGGGTTGATTATATCAACGTCACCATAGATAGGTAAATTATAATGAGCAGTTGAGCTTACGTGACTCATAACATTATCTCCTTCCAATTTTAAGTTCTAACCATGATAGCATTAGCTCTCATGATGTAATCATAACAAGTGATGTTAAAAGCATTGATTTCAGCAACAGTAAATCCAAGTGTGTTCCACTCGCCAACACTGAAACAACCACCACTAGCTATGAGCATTTGATTAAGGTCAACATTTTTATCGTGCCATACGTAATTACCAGTAAGGTAGTGTCTTACAAAGCTGTGCGGATAAGCAAGAAGTTTAGCTTTAACATTGTCCAGCTGTTCAAGAAGAACCTTCTTAGCATCATGAAGCCACTCTTTAACAGTCATTCCACGTGGTATTGATTCAACCATTATGCTGTTAGCTTGTGCAACACTAAGGCCAAGTGCATTCCACTCTTTAACAGTCAGACCATTGTAACAATGAAATATGAAAATGTTATTAACTGCTTCTTGTATCTTGACCAGCTTACCAGTAGTAGGGTCATGAACATAGACAGTTGTAAGGTCAGGTATTTGGTCAAGAGCTTCTTTCAGCTTTTCATCAACATAGTCTTTCATATCCTGTTCAAATGTTGAATACAAATGCTGAATGATTGCTATTTCATCTTCAACAATCTTTGTCAAATCTTCAATAGCCTTATCAATTTCAGCTTTAAAAGCTTCAAGCCTTGCGTCAATACCCTGTTCAAGAGCTGTTACCCTGTTGTCTATAGCAGTCATCTGTGCATCAACGTCAGCTAGTTTAACATCAACTTCCGCAAGTTTCGCATCAACTTTTGCGTCCTGTTCCTGTGCAAGTCTGTCAAACTCAACTTTCATCTGTGCTACAAATGTAGCTACACTGTTTTCAACAGCTTCTACCCTTGTGTTAAGGTCAAGCACACTATCATTTAATACATCAACATTGTCATTCAGCTGGTTAGTAGCTTCAATAGTTTCATTCAGCTTGTAAGCAAGCTTTGACAATGCTTCCATGTATGACAGTGATTCATCATACACAGCTGGTAATACCTTGTGGCACATTATTCTAACTCTTGATATCTTATCAACAATCAAATATGCCATATTAACTCCTTTACCATAAACCTATGAACAAAGGTTCAAGTTCCCTTATCACCATTAAATCGATATTAAGAAACGTATCACGATACTTGTTAAGCATTTCAGAATATGTTTCTGTACCGATTTTACCAATATCATTGTTAGTGTAGTTGTCTGTGCCTTTGGTATTCTTTGAGTTGTCATCTGTAGAAGTGGCGTTGAAATTCTCTTGCGTTGTTGTGTCAACTTCCGCGTGACCAGTAGTATTGTCTTTCCTGTCCCCATTAAGATTATACGTTTCGTCCACTGTTCCATGGGTCTGTGTTACACTCTGTTCATCGGGAGTTGTTATTTCGTGCGTAGCGTTGGTAAGATAAGCATTACCACCTACACTTCCTTCCGCATTCTGAATACCATTAAGGCCACCTTGTGGTGTATCACTAAACAGTGTCCACTTATCACCCTGTGAAACGATATCATTCGTTCTTACATCATTACCCTGTGTTGTGGTTTTGGAGTGCCTTAGTGTTACATCTTCATTGGTATCAGATTCTTGCACTGTGTGACTATTCTTAACGTGCTGTGCAACATTAAGATTATCGACCTTTTCGTCATCGTTGTACTCACCAGCGTGCGTCTTGGTTACGTCAACATTCTTCAAAGGGTCGAACTTCAAAAGCTCTGATTCATACAGCTGGTTATAATATGGCATAATCTCAACCAGCTTCTGATTAAGCTTTAATTTCCATAATCCGACTGTTTCGTAACCTATCTCTCTTGTATAATAGTGTAGCAAAATTTTCTTCAAAAGTAAAGCTCTATGAGCTTCTGTTTCTCCAGCAAACATAGGTATATCGGCACTTCTGAAAATTTTTGGAACTGCCTTTTCGACAATTTCGTCTATGCTGTCATAGCCTTCTGATTCAGTAAGACCAGCATATGTTTCACAGATATATCTAACTTCTGTTGTATATTTACTCATAATATACTTCTCCTTCTATTAGTTTTCTGCTTCGCTATCTCTTATAACTTTCTTATCTCCACCAGCTTCGGTTTCGTTTTCAAGAGTAACAGTTTCATCAAGCTCTCTGTAATCTTCTCTGTAGTCAACCCATATATCAGTACCGAACATTCTATTGACTTCATCACAAGCCTGTCTTCGCATTTCAAGTCTTGACTGCCTTGAAGCAATTGTTCCACCCATCTGTCTAACTGCTTCGTCAGCAACAAGTCTTTCTTTCTTCTGAATGTTTAGATTTGATATACCAAGATATGTAAGAGCTTCGTTCCACGTCTGATTTTTAAGTTCCATAAGCTTATCACAGATATATGGTGCATCTGTTTTGAAGACTTTTAGATTGTCAGCAAGTCCCATATTCTTTGAACCAAAGATGACTGGCTGGTTTCCGTCATACTGCATATATACGTTTTTCATAGTCAGTCTTTCGTCTTCGGAAGCTTCAACAAGAACTGGTGTCTTCTGTGCATTAAGGTTGATGTCAATAGTCCTGTCAATTCTCCAAAGCTTCTTAGCATAGAATACCATAGCTGGATAGCAAGGCTGTCTTAGCATATTGTTGAAACAGACAACACTGTCTTTGTCTGTAAGCTGTCGCTGGTAACCATTATCAGCATAAGCTCTTCTGTCCCTAGGCACTCTGTAGAAATTCATCTTACCACTCATTGAACACTTTGTAACGATCATTTCATCAAGACCATCATCTTTAGAAAACAGTGCTTTTCCATCATAGAATAAGATGTATTCAAGAAAACGATAATCTATACTTTTGGGAAGGTTCTTCCATTCAAACATAGACATTGCAAGCTCTGTAAGTCTATTCAGATAGTATATAGCTGAAAATTCGTTATCGTTAAGACTTCCCCAAAACTTAGTATCAACCATTGAACCAACACCATTTATAATAGGTGAATGACTTTTGTTTTTACCCATTGTATATTTCCTCTCTTTACACTATAGGATTGTTTACTGTACCATCTGATACAGACTGCTGGTAATTGCCTATCTGTGAACCATCATGCCAAAAGGTTATACCACCATCAAAGATTCTTCCGATTGCTTCTTTAGAAGAAGCTGGCATATCTCCACCAATTTCACAGTTTTGTGTCTGTACAAAGTTCCAATATCTTCGACCAGTAAGATTAGGTCTTTTTACACGATTGACAGCATAGCCAAAGACTGTAAGAAAATCATCAAGTCTTTTAACTTCATCATCACGAACATGAACATGGTAGAAGTAATAATTCAAGAAGTTGTTACCCATAGCAAGGGAAGGTGTTGATTTACCAACAACTATGTCAGGCCTATAACGTGCATCTTTCCACTCATAGTTGATTTTGTTTTCAGCTTCTTTCATCATGATAGATTTATCATAATCAGCTTTAACAATTCCCATAGCTGTGTTAGCAATAGAAGTCACACCACCAAGTGTCTGTGTAACATTTCCACTTGCTATACCAGTAGCTAATCTTGACGCACTAGCTGTACCACCTATGACGGATTGCATCTGTCCTAACTCAGCTGAAACACCCTTCATCTGAACAATCTCTTCTGCATTCTCAACTTTGGTTCTTCCACCACCAGCTATCCATGCTTGATAAGCATCGTATGTAAATGGATTTCTTGGAAAATCTGTAATAGCCAAGCCACAATCCATGTTATCTTCCTGTCCGTTATAGGCTTTTGGAAAAGCTAATACTTGACCACCACCAAGCGGTGTACCCAGTCCATGAAATTCGATAGATTCACTATCAAAGTATTCCCATTTATATGTAGCAGATTGTCCGTTGTGTGTAGTGCAAAGAAGATAAGAGTAAGGGTATTTGAACAGCTTTTTGTTCTTAGGTGTATAGTTATCATAGCTCGAAGGTCTAGTAAGATTATGAACAAATTCAGTCCATGATTGCGAACCTTGTACAAGATTTTTAGGAACAGTGTACATATCAATGATATCTTGTTCTTGTTTTCCAGCGTCCCAGTCACCTAAAAGACCATCTAAATAATTAACAATATCCGTACTGTCCGTTGCATTGTTAGCATCTTTGGCTGTATACGTACTGCCATTAAACAGACCAAACATAATGCAAGCACCTGGTAATTGTGGTCTACCAGTAGAATTGATAATCAAACATTTTTGACCATCAAAGATTTCATCAAAACTACTCATAAAATCGCAGTCATATTCTTCACTTCCAATTGGTTCTTCTTCAAGATTAGCGCCAAAAGCATCATTGCTAACGTGTTCCCTAAGAACCATGCAAGGTTTAATACTGCCTACTTGAATGAACCATGTTTGCATTACATCAATCTCATAAGTGATAAGAGCTGTGTTCTCATTGATATACTCTACATTGTTGATAAAAGCATAAAACCATTTGTCAACAGCTCTGTCATTCTTGAAGCGCATATAAGGGCAACCAAGAATTTCAGTAACATCGCAATTAAGCTTTATCTGATTTCTTGTATATCTTACATAACTCTGTGCTTCAAAAGTTCTAAAAGCTCTACCGCTGAACCAAGCATTTTGAGCTGATTCATTTGCAAAGTATATTGTGTGCATATATCTGTTATCCAGCGATATTCCCTTGAATAACTGCACTATACTATTTGGCTGAATATAACTCATTTTAGTATACCTTCCTATTCACAAAAAGGCTACCACCATATAGTGATAGCCTTTTATACTATTTGAAAAGTTCTTTAAGAAATAGTAATTACAGATGTGTCTGTCTTTGTTGGGTCAAATACAGAAGCAACAGTGATAGTTGCTGTTCCAGTAGCGCCTTCGTTAATCTGAACAACACCACCTTCTGTAACGAATACCTTATCATTATCAGAAGTGTATGTAACTTCCTGTGGTGCAAATCCTGTTGCAACAACAGTTGTTGTAAGTGCAACATTCTCGCCAACAGAAGCAGTAGCAGTAGCTGGTGTAACATCAACAGATGTAATAGCTGGTGTAGCTGGTACAAATACAACAGCGTTGGAGAATGGTGAATTAGAGAATGTCTTCCAAAGGTGATAGAAGTAGTTCCAGTAAAGTCCCTGTCCGTTCTCTGCTTCTCTCATTTCAACAAGATTGTCGTAAACCATGAACCAGTTTTCATCTACAACAGCAAGCGGAATTGTCTGAAGTACAGCAATTTCAGCATCTGTAAGCGGAACATAGTTAGGGTCATCTGCAAACAGCTCTGCAAGTCTTTCAGTATCAACTATACCAAAACCATCAATAGCAACTCTGTTACCCATGAATTCAGCTTTATCCATATTGAAAGCAGAAGCAAGTACGTTGACGTCCATGTTAGCTTCAAACTGTGTATCAAGAAGTATATACTGATTTGACTTATCTGTGTGCTGGAATACATGAGCTGGATTGTACTTTCTTGAAGGGAATGTAAGAAGGTTAGCTGTTCCCTTTACAGTAGCTACAATATCAGTCATGTTTGCCTTTGTTACAGTAGGGATTTCTACTGGATAAAGTCTTCCGTTAAGGATAGCTTTAGCAAGCATATACTTCATTGTAATCCACTCGTCATAGTTGGCAGAAGTATAAATCTGCTCCATGATGTATGTGATAAGGTCTTCCATGCCCTGTGCTGAAAGAAAAGCTTTTGCAAGCTTCTGTCTTTCAATTGTTACCTTGTAGAACTTGCGATAGTTCATAACATGGAAAGCACTTCTTACATCGGGATTAACTCTCTTGAACAGCTCTGTTTCTGCCTTCTCAGCGTCAAACTCATATACTCTGATAAGGTCTACAAATACTTCTTCGATTACTTCGCCATACTCAAGCAGTCCCTTCTTGAACATTGACCAAGGATTCTCATAGAGCTTAGATGTGATACGAACAAGTGCAATCCTATTAACAAGAGCATTAAGAAATTCATTCTGTAATGCTGGTACGTCCATGATAATCTTACCTATTGCTCTAAGCTCTGATACATCTGTAATCGGTGGTACATAATCCTTGTAATAGTTAGAGTTGTTGTTACGTAGTGCATTTACTATATTGACAGCATTAGTGTCAAGTGTAACCTTCGCGGGTCTTGTAGGCATAATATACTCCTTCCTTTAATCTACTTTTGTGAACAAGTCATTCACAGTAATAGTTTCAGCTTTCTTTTGCTCTTCCGTTCTTTCATCAAAAGGATTGTTATTGTTTGTGTTTGTGTTGTTATTATTGGTATTGTTGTTATTGATATTGGTATCATCAAAGAAACGTGACTTATAGCGCTCTCTCCACTCTTTATCAAGGTCTTCCTTTTCCTTGACAGCTGTTTCGTATTTTGCTTTGTAGTCATCGTTCAATGATGTAATGGTGTCGTTAGCATCTTCAAGAAATTTTAGTGTAGCATCATCATTCTTATCACCTACAATTGCTTTAATCTGATTCATAAAATCCTGTTTGTTAAGAACTGCCATAATTTTTATCTCCTTTTAAATCTTGGGTATTCCCATATTGGCATACCTTTTTTCTTTCTTTTTGCTGGTGGTGTTGGTGGTACTGGTGGTGTTCCACTGAATGAGATATCAAACACGATATCCGAACTGCTACGCATTTCAATGGTCTGTGCTCCTGTTACCACTGGTATTGCTACAACCATTCCTGTTGCTGTTTCACGTGCTATGATGTCCAGTAGTGTTTCTCCACTTGCTGGTGTACACGTTAATGTGTAATAATCACCTACTTCAACACGTGATGGTGATACAGTTGCTGTACCATTTCCAGTAACATTTATATACAAATGGTAATAGTCACCACTGCTACCGCTATATGTATCATAAAATCTGTTTGCCTGTGTTAATCTGTCCTGTGACCACGCACCTACTTCGTATCTGTTACAATAGATACGTGTTGCTTCTTCAACAGATGTTGCATTTATCATAGCAGTGCGAACAGATTTATATGAACCTTCTGTAAATTCCCAGCGTATGTATTCAAGTTGTGCGTCTTCGTCATCAATAGGTAAACCTTCGTCAATGGTTCTGTTCCATAACATTGTACGTCTTCCGCTACCAGTCCATTGTGATAGACCATATCCAAAGCCTATACTGTTTACCCACCAGCTTCTCTGCAAGAATGTTGAAAGAGATATACTTGGCGATTCTCCTGTCAGATTGTTGTTGATTCTTTCAGTCAGCCATTCATCACTATGTCCTGTCATACTGTTCCAAGCATTTTCAGCATTATCAGTATACAGACCACTTTCATGTTGCATATTACCACAAGCACCAGCACTGGCGTATTCATTTCCGTCAAATAAGTCAACGAAAAAGTCCCATACTTTTTGCTCTGATACATGATGACTTGCCATATCAGCTCCTTCTTGTGCAATATCGTTCAAACTGCTTTCTTGTGCCATTGAAGACATCACAGTCATATGGTCTGCTAGTATACTGCCATATAGCGTAATAAGGATAAGTGTAAACTGTAGGCTTTTCTTTGTCCGTATAATGTGCTACCCATAACCCATTATTATTGTCATAGATAGGTTTAAGCTTCTTGGTAAATGACGATTGACAATATATCAAGGGTTTCTTTCCATAAGCTTTTTCTACTTCATTCAGCCATTCAAGCGCCCATTCTATAGGCTGTCTAAGTGCCTGTCCTTCCCAGTCAAGTACCAGCATTGCGTCTTCTCCATCTATACCGATTGTATTGATGAAGTTTCTAGCTTCTTCCTTTGCCCTGTTTCGTTCGGGTCTTGCAAAATGATAAAAGCCATAGAGCTGGTCTTTCTTTAGCATTGATATATACTGTTTCATACAAGGGTCTACAAATGATATACCTTCTGTAGCTTTCATTATGACAAAGTCAAACATTGAAAACTTAGGAAGATTAAACTTATTATGATGAGATATATCAATTCCGTAAAGTTTGCTTTTAGGTGGCATTTAGTTATCTCCAATTTTATCATCACGTTTATACTTGTGCAAGTTTTCGTTCTTGGCTTTCCAATAATAGAAACTTACTGATATAGTGGTCATAGCGTAGACGCACTCTGTTAGTGTCACTAGGACATTGCTGTCGCTGGCTTCGGGAAAATTAAAGGTGAAGAGAAAATCCAAAAAGGACGTGATAAGAACCAGCAACAGCAAAAATCTTAGGATAAGCTTTGAAGTTTCGGTTTTGCGTTTATATACCTTTTTCATAGTCTTATACCCATTTCCATATTACAATATTTAGTTGATTTTGTCAATGAAATATGGTAATATTGATATGAGTTATAAGGTTTATTTATTGAATACTTTTAATAAGGTAAATAATATGGGTGATTTTTACGACGGAACTAAATTATTATCTTTGCAAGATTTGAATGGAAAGAAACCCGAAATATACATGACCACTGGTAACAGAAGTTCGGGTAAGACTACTTGGTTTTCACGCTATGCTGTTAAGCAGTTCAAGACCAAGCATAAGAAGTTCTGCCTTGTATATCGCTGGAATTATGAACTATCAGATTGTGCGGATAAGTTTTTCAAGGATATACAAAGGCTTTTCTTTCCTAATGATTATATGGACGAAAAAAGAAGAGCTAACAATATCTTTGTTGAGCTGTTTCTTAATGATGAAAGTTGCGGATATTGTATTACACTGAACAATGCTGATTCACTTAAAAAGTTTTCTCATATGCTGTCAGATGTAGATATGATGATATTTGATGAATTCCAGTCAGAGAATAATCACTACTGCCCGAATGAGATTAAGAAGCTTTTGTCAATACATATGTCAATAGCGCGTGGTGGTGGTCAGCAAGTAAGATATGTGCCACTGTATATGATTAGTAATAAGGTAAGTCTTATCAATCCTTACTTCCTGTCACTTGGTATATCTGACAGATTAAGAGAAGATACAAAGTTCTTAAAAGGTGATGGCTTTGTATTGGAACAGTCCTATCTTAGCGGAGTTGCTGATAAACAGCTGGAAAGCGGATTCAATAGAGCTTTTGCTAATGAAGACTACATTGCATATGCAACACAGAATGTATACTTAAATGATAGTTCTGCTTTTATTGAAAAACCTACTGGTAATTCTACTTACCTTGCTACAATTCGTAATAATGACAAGGATTATGCTGTAAGATACTACCCTAAAGACGGGTTGTATTTTATGGATAAGGCTGTTGATGATGACTTTAAGGTTAAGCTGTCATTTAATGCTGTCAGTCATGAAGCTAATTATGTCATGGTAGGTACTACTAATGCTTATGCTATGATGTTAAAATCAGCTTTTGAACGTGGACTTATGAGATTTAAGAACCAAGAATGCAAGTCAGCTTTCTTTGAAATGCTAAAGTATACCATTTGAATATATTGCTATTCCAATACGCTTTCATTGTTCAGTTGCAAGGGTGTAGAAGCAAACACTTAACTGTGTCCCCTTGGCTTTTTTCCACTATGCTGGTGGGTACAAAGACGCGTATTCTCAGAATAGGTGGCTACGGATTGTTAAAATCCGCCACATTTAAAAGCACCACTTCTGTTTCCAGTTGTGGTGCTTTTTTCTTAAAATTCTCGCATGGTGTAATCTTCTTCAACAAGGATTACACCACCTTTTATGTCTTTTGGTTTAAGCTTTGATGGTATCTTTAAGCCTATATCAAAATCATCTAAAGTTCGTTTTTTCGATAAGAAGTCTTTGTACTTTTCTTTTTGCTTTTCGTTTGCTTCTTTTTCACCCATTGATATGAGTAGAAGGTCTTTACAGCTGTCGGGCATTCCAGCACATTTGATGTTGTAATAAGGCTTTTCTATTGGTTTCAAATCTTCATGCGTTACGTGTTCGACATATGTTTTCTGTCGTATGAATTTGGCTGTGTCCCATTGCGATTCGAGTTTCCAGCAACAAAAAGCTTTATCACTAACACGTATGCCTTTAATCTCAGATGGTTCAAGGTCACAATGTATGCTGTCTGTATCAGCGTATTTGAAGCCCCTTTGGTCAGCTCCATGAAAGTTAGCTTGCGCAGCTCTTATTGTGAAATTTCGTGAATAGCTGGTGATTGCACTTCCGCAAGCTATATAGATAGGCTCTTTGTTATCTTCCAACACTACCTTATAGCCAAGTGATTCGTCTTCTTTTTCTACTGCATATTTAAAAGATGAATTGGTGCTGGTAGCAAGCTTACCATATAGGTTGTTAAGGAAGAGTTTAGCAATCTGTCTTTTAGCACCTTTGTTTTCCATTTTGATTTTCTTGTACTTATCAATGTATGTATCAAAGATACCTTTTTCAGCGTAGAACCAGCAACCATCTAAGACTTCTAAGTCTTCAAGCTTGTAATGGTCTTTAAGAAGCTTGTAATCTGTCATTGTTAATGTCAGCGTTACAATGGTATCATGTATGTTTCCGTCTTTGTCTTTGTAAGTGCGATAGTATTTGTTATTCTTTCTGTCGTAAATGTCAGAAGTTTTGAGCATTTCCGTTGACTTGTAATGTCTGTCGTTTTTAATCTGAACAAATGGTAATTTGCCTTTTTTAAGATAAAAACGACAACGGATTCTAACAAAGTAATACTTGTTAGGTTGCAAGGCTTTTGCTGGTATCTCTCCGCGCCAAAATTGTGGTTTACCGATTGGATAATAATTACCACTTTCACTTGACATCATGGAAGGGTAAAGACTGTTTACATCTGCTGTTGTACCATTGTGATAGATTTTACCGCTTGCACCATCTACAAGATAACACCAGCCACCACGATATGATTTACGTATGTATGCGTCTGCTGTGGGTGCTCCATAGATATCGTCATCTATGGGAATGTCTTGTAGCTTTGGAAAGAATGTGTCCCAGTCGTATTTACCGATAAGCTTTTTGTATTCTGCTAGACAACATGAACCTATGGTAAGCTTGTCATGTCCTTCTGCAAACATGATATTAAGTGCTTCTTGAAGTACATAAACGTCATTCTTTATATACTCCATTTCTTCTTGCGTGATTAGACAACCAGCGTAACGTTGTCCTTCATATTCCATATCCAGCTTTTGATGTTTTGTTTTAAAGCTTTCACCTATTTCTCTAAGCTTGAATGGCAATAATTTTAAGCTATCTTTTAGAGTATAGATATGATTGTGATATTTGAATGTTACAGAATACCATTGTCCCATTGAAGATATGGAATATATAACTTCCTTGTTCTTTAGCTCCTTTTTCTTCTTCCATATAACTTCTGTAGGTGATATATAATCGAAGCCTTGTTTAAAACCAAGTTGTGTGATTAGATAAGATAACCAAAATTTACCATCGAATTTTAAGTTATGATAATACAGTACAGCATCTTCATTCTGTTGCTTCAAGAAATACAGTGTTTCATCAATTGAATGGAATACTAATGGTTCATCATCTTCTAAGCCTATGATTGCACTTGCCCAAACTTCTGTATGGTCTTGGTTCTCGTATACAGTAGTTTCAAAGTCGCAAGCATAAGTTTTCATTGATGTATCCTCAGCTAATATCTCATATTGTCAATCATTGCTCTTACAACACCAGTTATATCTTCAATTCCTTCTTTGACATCATCGTATGAAGCATATGTATTATTTCTTAATGCTTCCATATCCGTTGAGTTAGCAAGATAATCAGCTACATATTCTTCTCCGTATGCTTCAAGAGCACCTTCAAATTGTACATAAGCATCTGTAACTTCTTCTGATTTCTTTGCTACGAATGATGGCCCAAGATATGATGTTGATAGTACGTCAAGTGCTTGACTAATCATTCCGCGAAATTCGTCTATGATGTAATAGCTATTAGCTTCCTCTGTGCTACCTTCTGCATATGGAAGGTCTTCAAGGTCATCATCTATTACTCTGTATTCTTGCTCTTCTGCTTCTGCTCTTTGTCTAAGGATTTCTTTTTCAGCTTGTGCAATGGTAGGTAGGTCTACCATGCCTTGTTCACGTAAATCTTTTCTAAGATTGTAATAGTGCTTTTTAAGCTCTTTTAATCCTTTAGACGTTGCACGTTTCTTTGTTTCGAAACTTTCACCAAAATACTCTAATCCTGTTGCATAACGATTGTACTGCTCTGTAATCGTCATGCGCTTACGTTTAACTCTTCTCCTTCTAGCCATTGTCCGCTCTCCTTTTTAAGTCTGAAAAAAGCACCAGCACTGTTAATGGTGCTGGTGCTTCAAAGTGTCAGACTGTTCTAATTTTGATTAGATTAAGGAACAAGTAAGAATTTCTTTACCCTTGTAGTTCTTGGAAGGAAGAAGATTAAGCTGAATTCCCCATGCTTCCTGTTCGTCTTTCATTTCATCATAGATGTTTTTGAAAGCATTCCAAAAAGGTACAGAACCAGTATAGAACTTGCCACCAGTCTTATCTATAAGAATGTAGTTGGTGTAGTCCTTGTCTTCACCCTTATCATTGTGTACGTGTACGACTACATAGTCAGCGTAATCAATGATTGCCTTTGCTCCTTCCTCTTCGCACTGCTTTGCATAGTCAATCATGCTAAGTGCGTTGCCAAGGTCTTTGAACATTACACGTTCCTTTGCTGTAAGTTCTCTTGAAGATTCAATAATCTCTGCTTTGTAGTTTGATTCTGCCATTGTTTTTTCTCCTTTGTTTTGTTAGTGTTGTTGGTTTTGCTTATGCTTCTATTGCTTCCCTTGTTTCAGGGTCAAGCTCGATAGCCTGTTCCATGAATGTTGTGATAGGAAGACCATAGAGCTTGTCAACCTTCTCTGTAGCATCAATGCTAACCAGCATTGAACCATCGTTAAGGTTCTCCAGCTCTTTTGTGACAGCTTTTCTAAGCTTCTTCTCGTCTTCCATTGTCTTGGAAAGCTGTATGGTTTTGGTTGTGATTTCCTTTGTGCTTGTGTTGATTACTGTTGCTGTTACTTTTGTTCCGCTGATTGTTCGTGTTACTAAATCTCTTCTCATTTTTGGTTCTCCTTTTGCTTTTGTGATTGTTATTAGTTACCTATGAAAAACTATGTGTGAATGTTGTAGTGCACCATTTTGGTGCTAATGGGTATAGGTGGAGTTGCACCACCTAAATGGCTAGAATACCCACAAAAGTGCTTTGGTGTAACACTTTTTAGTTAGAGTAGTTTTGATTTGGCACTTATTATTGTACTAAATTTTGATTATTTAGTCAATAGATGTTAGCGAATTTTTTGGGAATTTTGCATAATGTAGCTGGTAAATTCTTGACTTGTTTGGTCAAAATCTACAAGGTAGATACTTTCGGTGGGTCTTAGGTCTACGTTGCAAGCGAATTGCTCGATTTCGGATAATGACCATGCCTGTGCGTATTTTAGGTAGGTGATTTTGGGTACACCAGTTGTGTCTATGATTACTAGCATTTTACTCTGCATCGTCTTTGCTCTCCTTATTCTTTTTTGCTTCTAAATATTCTTGATAAGCTGATAATGCTACGTTTACTGCAAAAGCATTACCCTTTTCTGTGATTGTTTCCAGCAATGATGTTAGCTCTATTGCTATTTCTCTTGGTGTAGCTGATACTTCTACTTTACAATAGTGGTTATCATTGTCTTTCTTGATAGTTTCTACTTTAATCATCTTCTTCACTCTCCTCTTGATTTGTTTCTCTTGCATATCTTAATGCCATAAGATACAATTCTTTGTGCTGTCCTCTTATCTCAGAAAATAATGCACACATTTCTGCAAAGATTTCTTTTCCTGTCCCTTCAATTTCTATGCATATTCTGTTCTTCTCGTTTTCTGTTGTGGCTCTTATCATGTTTCACTCTCCTTTACACTGTCTGTGTCTGCATATGCTGGTATTGATTTGATATATCCAGATGGTTCTATTAAAATGGCTTTCACCATGCCATCTGCAATCTTGCACGTTACTATTCCATCATAGAATAGATACTTTTCACGATTTTTGGTCAGTGTTACAAGTATTCCGTCTTCTCTTATCTGTTTGTAAAGTTTGTAAATATCCATTGCTTCTCCTTTGTTTCTAATGTCAATGTGTACTGCTCTTTTGTTTGCTTACTTTTGATGGTTATTTTGTTGTCTGAAAATTCAAGTATGCAATATTCTAAGTCAAGTGATATGTTAAATAGGTGGTTGCTGGTTTCTTTTATGTTTTTGATTATGAAATTATCACCAAAAGCATAATAGCTGAAGGTTTCTGTTATGTCACAGATTGTGTCATAGTGAAGGTCTGTTAATGTAAGTATCATTTTTCAGTTCTCCTTTATACAATTGTTATCATTGAATAATCTTTTGACGTTAAAGTGATGACATGAAGCAAGATGTAATAAAGATTTACTTCACATAGTTTGGTAAGCTCGTTTGGTGCTGTGGAAACTAGCATTATTTCGGGCATTAAGGTTATAACGTAGGTGCTGGATTGGCTGTCAAATTCTGTGGAAGCTATTAAAGTGACTTCAAGTTTCTTTTCTGTTGCTTGTAATTGCTGTAGTGCTGTGGTTGATATTCCATGTATAATTATCATTGTTGGTTCTCCTTTATATGAATAAGTTGTCGTCTACGTTGGGTTGTATGTTGCCTATACCTTTTAGAATTGTGTGACCGCTTATTTTATAATCTACTAATATATAGTCTTCTAATATGATATCTAAGAGCCATTTTCTACACCTATGCAATTTACCATCACCTAGCCAATTTGTTACTTCCTTATTTGGATAATACATGTATCCACGGCCAGCGTTATGACCTTGTCCATCATTATGTACTTCTATATACTTATTTTTGTTGTCCTTGTTTTGATAAATAAGCTTTAACATATTTTCAAAAACTCCTTTGTTTTCTGCTGTAATATTTTGTTATATTTGTTGATGGCATTACCTTTACGAAAATACCAAAGTGATATTTGTTGACTAAAACCAGCACCAGTGTGCACCATTACTGCGTATTGTTCTATCTTGTTTGTGTCTTGCATTATGTAATATGGATAAGAACCTTTTATTATATTTATCATTTTTTCAAATCTCCTTTGTGATTGATTTTGGTTTGAATACTGGTCAAAGCTGTGACACCTTGACCAGCTGGTTATTATATAATTGCATCTTTAGCTTCATTTATAGCTTGATACAATAAGTAACATCTTATAGTAACGTCTAAGTATTCCCAGTCTTCTTCATGCATTTTGTCCCATACTTGACCTTCAATTCCAAATTCGGTGACAGCTTCGTCTAATAAGTCCCAGTTTGATAATACGTAGTCCCTTGCTGTCCAGCGATTGAATGTATAGCTTCCACTTGCGTTGCCCGTTACGCTGTCTTCTATCCAAAGTTCGTCATGAAGCGCGTCAAGGTCATAAGTTTCAAGGTCTATACTGTTGTCTGAACAGTAGTCAAGAATATCATCTTTCATTGCTTCCATGTAATTATAATTTGCCATTTTTGTTTCTCCTTTTGATTGTGTAATTGTTATTGGTTTTTACTTCTCGCCCTGTCGGGTTGATTGCTGGCCAAGGCTGTGACACGTTGACCAGCTGGAATATATTATAAATTTGCTTTGTAATCTGCAACGCGTTCAATAAAATCGTCATAACCTTCTACTTCCCATGCCCATACATACTGTTCAATAAAACAATCGTCAAACTGGTCTTTTATTTCTGCGTTAGTTTTGAGCTTATAATCATTTGCCATAGCATAAAACATCTTTGAAAGCATTCTACGGCAACCACCTACCATGTCATTATGTTTGGCAACTTTATCAAGTATAAGCTCTTCTGCCTTTGGCAACATATCATCATTTGCAGTTCTAACTAATAGCATAATTTCATCAATTAGTTGGTCATGGCTGAAGCTTAATACTTCGCGCATATTGTTAGCAGTTTCAATCATAGTTTCCTTAGTCATATTACATTCCCTTCTATGTTATTTAAAATAACATTTTCAAAAATTTATAGTATCTCTCAACAACTATTATATCACAGTTTGCTGGCGGAACAAGCAATTTGTAATTTTTATATGTTAATATTTTGTAGATGAAATATGAACAAACTATGAACAAGTATTTTTCCGGCTACACTCCGGGTGCATATTTATATGCTAAAAAATATACATAAATATGCTAAAAATTTTACTTGACAAAATGCATTTTCTGTGATACATAAAAATAATTGTGCAAAAGGGAAT